TAACACTCCAAACACAGAAGGTGTAACGACATCAGGGCAAGGGCATCCCGGCGACAGGTCGCCGACAGATAGCGTACCGGATGACATGGGTCAAGACGACACTGATGATGAGGAGTCCGCTAATCCATACGACGCCTATGAGACAGAAGACCTCGAAGACATGGTGGATGAGTTCGACAAGAGGCAGGCCGCATTACCTACTCGCCACAAGGCTGATGCCATTGCCCTAAGAAATGAGTTGGCGCAGCTTACGGCTAATATCAGGTCTACAAATCCGGCTAACATTTTTGGTATCAGCTATCAGAAAGATCGCCACACCGAAAAAGACAAGCAGGATATGGTGCAAGCGTTCAAAGATAAGAATGAAGACGCGATTACCGCCCTGTCTAAAGCCCACAGCGCGGAGGTGGATGCGCAAAGGGGCAAGAAAGGCGCTTTGAAGGGCGCTTTTGATGCTACCAGAAGTCCGGCGGGTATGCTTATGGGTCTCGTAGGCGGCCCAGTAGGGACGTTAGGGATGGCGATTACAGGGTTGCTGACGGAGATGGGGTTGAATTATACCGCCATTGATATAGAGACAGACCTAGATTCGTTGATGCAGGAAGTTGGCCTTAAAGAGAAGGACGGGCAGTCCGATGTAAGTGATCCAGACGCTGTGTTTCTAAAGGCAGAATGCGAGGAAAGAGATGGATACAGGTGGGACGATGCTATGGCAACCTGCGTAGTTGACACGATCAAGAAGGCGGACCCGATTGATGTGGTCAACCCATACTAAAGCTGAGTGAAGGTTTTTAATCTACCGACTTCTTCTGAAGTTGGTACGGGCAGATGGCAAGACCTCTCTGACGAAGAACTTGGTGGAAAGCGTGAGAATACGGCATGTGTCGTTCGCTACGGCGGCTACGGGGATCAGTTGCAGATAAGTTCTGTATTTCCATTGCTGAAAAAGCAGGGTTATAAAGTCTGCGTAAATGTTACGGAGATCGGAGAACAGATTTTAAGGAACGATCCCCACATAGACGAATTGTTTGTTCAGAAAACAGATCAGGTTCCCAACAAAGAACTGGGTCCGTACTGGGACCGTATAAAACCGTTATTTTCCAAGTTTGCAAATCTTGGACTGGTAATAGAACACAACCTACTGTGCGTCCCAAAGCAGGAGATATATTACTGGGACACGGGCAAGCGCCACGAAAAACTGAATAAAAACTATGGCGAGGCACTGCATGATGCGGCTGGTGTTGAGTATATCTTCAATAACAGATTTTTCCAGACGCATTCAGAAAAAAAGTGGGTTGCAAAGCAGCGGCGAGCGATGCGTATTGGGTCGCACCATTACGTCATTATGGTTGCCCTTTCTGGGTCTTCAGTACATAAAGCGTACCCGCACTTGGATTCCGTAATGGCTAGGGCGCTTATAGAGTGGCCTAATGTTCGTTTCGTTATGGTCGGTGACGCTATTTGTAAGATTCTGGAACAAGGATGGGGGAAAGAAGATAGGGTTTTCTGCAAAAGTGCGGTGTGGGAGATAAGAAAAACTTTAGCGTTTGCACAGCAATGCGATTTAATTCTTGGCCCGGAGACGGGCATTCTAAATGGCGTTAGCGCTGACGATGTAGCAAAAGTTTGTTTATTGAGTCATTCGTCGGAAGAAAATTTAACTAAGCACTGGGTGAATACAACGGCAATATCATCAGAGGATGTTCATTGTCATCCATGCCACATGATGCACTGGGGATTTAACTATTGCAACAGGGACATGGAGACAGGAGGCGCAATGTGCGCCGCTAAGATAGAACCGAAAACAGTTTTTAATGCGATTGAATATCACAGAAATTTGAAATATGACGTTCTTAGAACTTTGTCAAACAGTTAGGCTGGAAGTTGGTGTATCAGGCACAGGCCCAAGCACAGTTGTAGGCCAAGAGGGCCAATTAAAATCAATAATTGATTATGTGGCCGAAGCTGATCATCAGATTCAAGGATTGTGGAAGGATTGGAATTTTCTTTGGAGCCAGTACTCGTCAACGCTATCAACCGGCACAGCCGCGCCCACGTTAACCAAGCCAACTGATCTTGGAACTTGGGACATGCGTTCATTCTTCCTTGACTACACTACTGACGACCACACAAATCTGACACCACTTCTTTATACGGAGTACAGATCCTCTCAGAGACAGGGAACCCAAACGAATTCTACTCCGACGAATGTGGTCGTTCAGCCAAATGAAGCTATTATCGTGCATCCACACCCGGATAAATCCTACACGATCACTGCTGATTATTGGAAAACACCAACGAGGATGTCTGGCAATACAGATGCGTCCTCGATACCTTCCCAGTACCACCGAATTATTGTTTCGCGCGCGAAAACAATGTGGGCTGAAAGGGAGGAAGCCCCTGAAATTCTTTTGGCTTCATCCGCAGAGTATTCAGACATTCTTGATAAGCTGGAGGCGCAGTCTCTACCGGATCAGAGGATGAGAAGACTCAGTAGTGTTGATACGAACGAGGTAATTCAGGTCATATAATGCCAAATATTTATTCTGACGCTATTAGTCGGAGCAATTTCCCTGCGTCTTCCATGCGGGCGAAATACTTCGCCTTTGAGGGTGGGGAGATTCTTACAGACCCAGCGTTATCGGCGCCACCGGGAAGTCTTTTGTATGGGAAGAACTACGAGGTTTACCCGGAGGGTGGCTATCGCCGCATAGATGGATTTGAACGATACGATGGACGTGTAAAGCCATCCGACAGCGTTTACTGGATACTTGAGTTTCAGACCGGAACTGTTGCGACAATAGATACAAATATAGTTACCGGTTCTGTATCCGGCGCTACCGCTGAACTTGTCTCTAATTCAGTCGTAGAGAGTGGCTCTTATTCTGGCAGTGATGCAGTTGGACATATGGTGATTGCATTACTTACGGATGGTTTTCAGGTGGGAGAGAATATTCAGGTCAGCGCCTCAACTGTCGCGGTAGTGAAGGCGGTCGAAAGGTCTCTCGGAGCATCCACAGACGCCCTCGATGCGACATATTCTCAGGCTTCGATAGAAAGGGCGAGATCAAAGATTGCGGTTGTAACTGGATCGGGAGCGATCCGTGGTGTCTGGGTATATAACGGAGTCACTTACGCATTTAGAAATAATGCTGGCGGCACCGAGTGCATTATGCACAAGGCTTCGGCTACCGGATGGTCTGTGGTTGATCTAGGTTCTTATATAAAGTTTGATCGAGGAAGCGAAGCATTTACAGAAGGCGACACGATAAAGCAGAACGGAACGAACACAGCAGCAGTTGTCAGACGCATAGTTGTAAGGGCGGGAACTTACGCTATTGCTGATGCCGAAGGATTGTTTGTTCTTTCTGACGTAAAGCATGGCACGGCCTCCGCAACAATAACCGCAGGTGGCTCCGGATACACTGGTGCGCCAACGGTTGCGTTCTCGGCCCCACCCGATGGAATGGGGGTTGCCTCTACGACAATAACGGCAGGCGGCATCGGTTATACAACCGCCCCGACAGTGACCTTTACCGCCGCACCAGTTGGAGGCACTACTGCCGTAGGCACAGCCATTGTAGCCGCTGGCGCTGTTACCGCGATTACTATTACAACGAAAGGGACTGGGTATCTAACTGCCCCAACCATTAGTTTTGGTGGCCCCGGAACAAGCGCTACTGCAACAGCGACATTGGACGACTTTCAGACCACTGGCGCTGGCACTATTGCGGCTGGCGCAGTTACTGGGATAACGATTACAAATATAGGCTCCAATTACACTTCGGCCCCAACAATAACAATCACTGGCGGCGGCGGCGCTGATGACGCTACTGCGACAGCAACACTAGATGCGTTTGCCAATAATCAAACGCTCTATAAATATGATACTACCCTGTCTAGCGGGATTAACGCTTCAGTTACGGTTATTCCTGTAACAGATGTAACAGATTTTCCTGACGCCGGGACTATCGCCATAGGGGCGGAACTAATAACCTACACCGGGAAAACCGGTTCAACGAGTCTAACTGGTTGCGTTCGTGGGTCATCAGCGGTGCCACATTTGTCCGCTGCGATTGTTTTCGCCCACAGGGCTTTATCGAACGAGGCGCGGATAACTGTTACGTTGGTCCCAAGTGGTCGATATAAGTTTGTCAACTACAACTTTGGAGGAAGCGCCACAACCAATAGGATGTATGGGTGTGACGGATTCAATACAGCATTTGAGTATGACGGAACATACTGGGTTCCGATATTTACTGGGATGTCAGTCGATACCCCGGTGCATATTGCTTCGCATAAGAAGCAACTATTTCTGGCCTTTCATAAAGGCTCTTTACAGCACTCTGGGATAGGTGAGCCTTATTCTTGGACGGTTATAAGTGGTGCGGCAGAACTTGGGACTGGTGATGAGATTACCGGGTTGCAGGTTATGCGCGGCGATGCCATGGCTATATTTAACCGCAATCGCACTTACATACTTTATGGAACCAGCAGTCTTGATTGGAATCTAAAAACATTTTCCAATCAGTCTGGGGCGGTTGAGCACACCATACAAGACCTAACTGAGATCATTTATCTGGACGACAGGGGTGTAACAAACCTGTCTGCTGTAAATGCCTACGGTGATTTTGCAATATCTTCTTTGAGTAAAAAGATAAAGCCTGTTATTGACTCAAAGATTGGTACATCTATTGCGTCTGTAAGAGTTAGGTCGAAAGGCCAGTACAGGTTGTTTTTCACTGACGGCTCCGCCATCTACGGGACTTTTGCTGGCAATAAACTGGCTGGCTTTATAAGGGTGGATTTGGGGAAAGTAGTCTATTCCGTTTGTTCGGCAGAAGACTCGGATGGTAACGAGATTCTATTTTTTGGATCGGACGATGGATACGTTTATCAGATGGATAAGGGCACATCGTTTGACGGCTCAAAAGTAGAGGCAATGTTGAGGTTATCTTATTACCACTACGATACGCCAACCAGAAACAAAAGGTTTAGGAAGATTCATTTCGAAATGTCGGCAGATTCAGATGTTTCTCTGAAGTTTGTTCCGGCGTATTCATACGACGACCCGCTT